GTCAAGAGCGTTAGTAAGTGATGGTTCGGGTAAAGTATCAGCAAGTGCTGTCACTTCTACAGAATTAGGTTATGTAGACGCTACAAGTTCTATTCAAACACAGTTAGATGCTAAAGCTACTTTAGCAGGAGCGACATTTAGCGGCCAAGTTAATATGAGTGATGATTTAGTTGTCACTGGTAATTTAATTGTTAATGGAGATACTACAACTTCTAATTCTGTTAATTTAATTGTTCAAGATAGAATGATTATGTTAGCAAATTCTGCTACAGGTGCTCCAAGTGCTGATGTAGGGTTTTTATTTAATAGAGGTAATCAAGGTAATGTTGCTTTCTTTTATGATGAATCAGCTACAACATTTAAAATAAGTGACACTAAGGACCCTCATTCAAATACTAGTATTTCTCCTGTTTCTGCTGCTAATCTGGACGTAGGAATTTTAACAGCAGCCACAATTAAATATAACGGAGCTGATTTACATACTTCTATTACGGATAATGTAAGTACTTTAAATACTAATATTAATGCAATAGAATCGCGTAGAACTGCAAATATAGCAGGCGCAATATCCTCTGTTTTAACAGGAGATTTAACCGCTTCTAGGGCAGTAGTTTCGTCTGGTGCTGGTAAAATTGCAGTATTATCTAGTGTTACTTCTACAGAATTAGGTTATGTAGACGCTACAAGTTCAATACAAACTCAATTAGATGCTAAACAGGCTACTATTACAGGAGCTGCTACATCAATTGATACAGAAAACTTAACAGCGTCAAAAGCATTAGTAAGTGATGGTAGTGGCAAGGTAGCTGTAAGTGCTGTTACTTCTACTGAGTTAGGTTACGTAGATGGTGTTACAAGCGCAATTCAAACTCAATTAACTGCTCATACTACAGAAGATACCGCGTTAGAAGCTAGACGTACTGCTAATATAGCAGGTGCTATAAGCTCTGTATTAACTAGTGATTTAACGGCTTCTAGAGCTATGGTTACAAACGGTTCTGGTAAAATTTCTGTAGATACTGGCGTTACTGCTACAGAGCTTGGGTATTTGGACGCTACTAGCTCTATACAAACCCAATTAGATACTAAACAAGTTACTATTACTGGTGCAGCTACAACTATTGATACTGAAAACTTAACAACTTCTAGAGTATTGGTAAGTGACGGTAGTGGTAAAGTAGCAGTATCAGGTGTTACTACTACAGAGTTAAATAAGCTGGATGGCGCTACTCTTTCAACTACTGAATTAAATTATGTAGACGGTGTTACAAGTGCAATTCAGACCCAATTAGCTGCTCATACTACAGAAGATACTGCGTTAGAAGCTAGACGAACTGCTAATATAGCAGGTGCTATTAGTTCTGTTTTAACAAGCGATTTAACAGCTTCTAGAGTTTTAGAAGCTAGTGGGGCTGGAAAAGTTAGTGCAAGCTCTATTACTTCAACAACTTTAGGTTATTTAGATGCTACAAGCTCAATACAAACTCAATTAAATGCAAAAGGATCAATACCTTCTAATACAATGCATACTTCTTCAACAGCTAATAGTTATGCAACAGGTAGTGCAACAAGTAATATTGATCAAGTTATGGTGTTTATTAATGGAACCTATCAAAACGAACATCAGTATATTTTAGGAAATTCAACCCATAATGTTCAATTTAAAGTGGCAAGTCTTGGAGCAGGGCTAAACATAGAAATACGTAAATTTTAATTGACACTAGACGAATTTTAGCATAGGATAATAAAATGGCAAGATTAAAATATATTCCAAGATCATCAACTTCACCTGCTAGATGGGAAAGTATGTCACATGATACTAAACGTAAAAAGAAACAACCTTGGTGTGTTTTTTATACACCTCTAGGACGCATGGTTAGCAAGCCAGCAGGAAAGAAGCCAAATTATATGTCAGACGAGGAGTGGTGTGCCGCCAAAACTCCTTTTAAAAATCAGACAATAAAAAAAGGAAGAAGATAAATGGTTACAAGAGTACATAGATGGATGGGCGGATTTGACGCCGATGTAACTGGTTCAATACAAGTTCATGGATCAGAAAATAGAATCTCTATTGGCGGCGCCTCGATGCCTACTGCAAACCTTCATGTTTGGGGTACAGGAATGATAACTGGTGATACAAGCATAGGCGGCGATTTGTCTGTTGATAGCACCACCGACAGCACCAGCGGTACCACAGGCAGCATCCACACGGACGGCGGCTTGGGTGTGGCGAAGGATGTGTTTGTTGGTAGCCAGTTAGGTGTCCAGAAGATTGGGACGAACAACCCATTCACAGTATACCACGATGACACCTCTGTTGCTGGGACGATCTTGATCGAACAAGATGGGACAGGAGACCCCTCACTTCATTTTCTAATTACAGGCTTACTGGATTGGTCGGTTGGTGTTGATAATTCAGACGACGACAATTTCAAAATTGCGCGTAGCTCTGACCTTGGCACTAGTACCGCGCTGTCTATTGATAGTTCCCTCGCGGTTACTCTACCGGGGATTCTTTCCGTTGACGACACCACTGACAGCACCAGCACCACTACTGGTTCAATTCACACGGACGGTGGCTTGGGCGTTGTAAAGGACGTGTTCATAGGCGGCGACTTTGCTATGACAACTGATGGTTCTACACTAAGTTTTGGAAGTGATGGAGAAATTGTACTTACTCACGTTCACAACTCGGGATTACGGTTTTCTGATAATGATAAACTTTTGTTTGGTGCTGGTGATGATCTACAGATTTACCATAGTGGTTCTCATAGTTATATAGATGACATTAGTGGCCCCGGCACAGGTCGCCTAAAAATTCAAACTAATAGACTTGATATTGAAGGCACTGGTGAAACAATGGCCACCTTTACAGATGATGGTGCCGTAGATCTTTATTATAACAACAATAAGAAGTTTGAAACAACTGCAACAGGTGTTACCTTAAAAAATGCTGGTGATACAGATGATGACTCACCTGTAATATTAACTTTACAGACTGCTGAAACTGTTATTACTGTTGATGATGTTCTTGGTAAGATTGTATTCCAAGCACCAGATGAAGCGTCAGGATCAAATTCAACTGTAGTTTTGGCTTCTATTCAAGCACATGCAGAAACACTTTTTGATGGTAATAATAATCATACATCATTAAACTTTATGACTAGTGGCACTAATACAGCAGATGAAGAAGCAGGCGTAAACGTAGTCAGTAATAGAATGAAGATTACTGGAAACGGTAATGTACTTATTGGGACAACTTCTTTTGGAATAGGATCTAACGTTGCTATTGCTGGTGGACTAGATGTAGTTTCCGGAAAAATTAGAGAATCTTCAAATGTTCTTTTACCTGCGGGCATGATTGTTATGTCAGGTAATACTACTGTTAATACTGGTTGGTTACAATGTGACGGAATAGCAATTTCTAGGACCGAATATTCAGACTTATTTTCTTCAGTTGGGACATCTTTTGGAGTAGGTAATGGTAATAATACTTTTAATATTCCAGATTTTTCAGATAGATTTCCTTTAGGTAAGGGTACAAATAACTCTACTTTAGGAACACAAACAGGTGCAACTAGCGCAAGTAGCGCTTTAGCAACTGGATCAGGAACTACTGGGGGAGGTACTACTGGAACAAGTAATACAGGAACAGGTACTACAGGAACAGGTACTACAGGAACAGCCACTACAGGAACAAGCACATCTGGTTCTACAGGCGGCTCAACAGTTGCAAGTAATACTGGAACAGGTACTACAGGAACAGGTACATCTGGCACAGGTACTACAGGAACAGCTACTACAGGAACAGCTACTTCTGGATCGACTAGTATATCTGCTCACTCACTTACTACAGTTACAGTTGCTGCATCTGCTAAGGATTCTTCAACTACGTCTGTCGTATCTGCTGTTGCTACTCATTCTGCGCATACCCATTCAGTACCAGGATTAAGTGTTCCAGGTCTATCAGTACCCGGACTATCTATTCCAGGACTGTCAATACCAGCACTAACTATTCCGTCACTTACGGTTAATGGACATACTCATTCTGTACCTGGACTGTCTGTACCCGGACTGTCTGTACCTGGATTAACTGTACCAGCACTAACTGTACCTGGATTATCTGTACCTGGATTATCTGTACCTGCCTTGTCGCTTACCGTTCCTAGCGTGGTAGTTAACTTTTTGATTAAAATTTAAGGAATAATAAAAAATGGCGGAATCGACAACAAACGGTGCATTAACTAAACACTTTGAAAAAGATATAAATGTCTTACATGAAAGAACTCAAGAAACAAAAACTAGTTTGAGTACTCATGAAGCTGTTTGTGAAGAAAGGTATGAAAATATATTAGCTGCAATTGAAGCCTATTCACAAAAATTAGCAACTATGGGCAGAGAAGTATCAGAATTAAAAAAATTAGCAACAGAAGGTAGAACAAGTTTACGAACTTTATTTTTTGCAGGTACTGTAGTTGCTGCTGTTATTGCAGGAATTGCTGCTTTTACAAATATTAAATGGTAAGAAAGATTATTTAGGGGAAATGTCAGAAAAATTTTTTAAAGTTCCTGTTGAACGACTATTAGATAAATTAGTAGTAGGTGAACATAAGGGAATTAAATTTAATAAAAGCCAGTGGGCTATGATAGAGGGATTAAGTAAACATCGTTTCTGGGTACACATTTCTGCTAGAAGAACGGGAAAAAGTTTAGCAGCATCTATATTGGCTTTTTCTAAATTACTTGAACCTAGACAACAGGTTATGGTAGTTGCACCAAATTTTTCTTTATCCTCTATTATATGGGATTATACAACAGATATTATTAAACATTTACAAATTGAAGTAGATAGATTTAATCAAAAAGACAAAATAGTAAAATTAATTAATGGTTCTACTCTTAGATTATTAAGTGCTAATAATAGGGACAGTTTAATTGGAAGAGCGGCTAATTTGTTGATTATAGACGAGGCCGCCGTTATTGATGATCCTGAATATTTTACCCGTGATTTAAGACCTGCTCTTACTACCTTTCCAGACTCAAGAGCACTTTTTATTTCAACACCGCGAGGAAAAGGTAATTATTTATACGATTATTATTTAAGAGGAGATGATGATGAATATCCAGAATGGGGAAGTGGGCTTTATACCTGGAGATCAAACCCTCTTTTACAAAAAGATGATATTGATGAAGCCCGTAAATCTACAACTAGAAAATTATTTTCTCAAGAATATGAATGTGCATGGACAACTACAGAACAACAGATTTATGAAGTCCAAGAAGATACTCATGTAGCAGACTTACAAGAAGTTATGCCAAAAGATCGTCGTTATGATTTTATAGCAGGATTAGATGTTGGATATAGAGATGATAATGTTTTTGTTGTAATCGCTACAAACGGTAAAGAATATTTTATACTGGACGAGTTTGTATCTGCTGAATCAACAACAAGTACTTTAGCAGAAGAAATAGATAAAATGATAGAACATTGGGGTATCGAAAATATTTATATTGATTCTGCTGCTCAACAATTAAAAGCAGATTTTGCATATGATTACGATATTTATTGTGAAAATGCTATCAAAAGCGTAAATGATGGTATTGCGGCTGTGCAAGTTTTAATTGAACAAAAATTAATTAAATTTGATATTGAAAACGCAAAACATACATATGCGTCAATTAGTAGTTATAAATGGAATCCAAGAACAGAAAATCCTAAACCTATTCATGATTGGGCCTCTCATGCCTCTGATGCATTAAGATACGCGATTTATAGTCATCAGAAAAAGTCAGTTGATATTTATGGTGCTACGTGATACACAACTAATTATTCTTAATTATAAAAGGATTGAAAATGTATTAAAAATTGTATATAAATTTCAAGGATTCATGCCGATATTAGTAATTAATAATAATTCTAAAATAAAAGTTGAAATACCTCAAATATTAGTTCAAAATAATAATGAAAACAAGTGGTGTATTGAAAGATGGTATTGGGCACAAAAATCACCTTTTAAATATTCACTTATTTTAGATGATGATATATGTCCTACAAAACATTGTATAAATAAACTTAGAAAAACAATTAAAAATTATCCTAAATCTTTAGTTGGAATATATGGTAAAAATAATTTAAACAATTCTACTAATTATAAAGAATTAACAGATGTTTGGTGTGTAGATAAACAAGTAGATTTGTGTATAGGCTCATGTTTAATTGTTGAAAATCAAAGCTTAAAAGAAATTTGGAAAGATTACGTACAACCTTGGGGTATTCAAGATAGAGGAGATGATTTATTAATATCTTTGGCTTTATCACATAAAAACCAAATTAAACATCGAACTATAAATACAGAAGTTGAATTATTATCAGAGGGAAACGTAGGGTTAAACTTATCAAAAAATCATTATCAAAAAAGATGGTTAGTAATAAAAAAATTTTTGGATACGTATACGTGAGCGCTTTTTTCTGATTTTATAAAAATAAAGATTGGACATAGGGTTGTATATTTGATAAAGTTAAGGAAATGAATAAGTTAAAGAGGGTTCCAGTAAAGTATATTCGAGACATATTAAAGAATAAATATGAAAAAAATAATCATTGTTATGTATGTAAATCAACAGAAGATTTAGAATTTCATCATTTATATAGTGTCTCTGAATTATTTAATATATGGTGCTTTGATAATAATATAAAAGAAATATCGTCTGTTGAGGAAATTAATAAGTATAGACGTAGTTTTGAAAAAAATTTTTCTCACGAGTTATCAAATGAAAATGCATTTACTTTGTGTAAAAAACATCATGAGAGGTTACATAATATATTTGGACAAAGATATAGTAAAGATCTCACACCCAAAGTAAAAAAATGGATTAATATCCAAAGAGAGAAAATGGAGAATGAACTATAATGACAGCACTGTGGAGAGAATGGCTTTCTGAAAAACTGAATCCAGTTCAGCCGTCTATTGCTGTCCAAGAGCCGTTCGCAAGCCCAGAAAATATAGTTAGCTATGAGCGAGCTTATAGAGATATTGAGATTATCAATAGGTCTGTGGATTTAGTTATTAACGCCTTAATAGAGGTTCCTTTAATTGTAGAAGGTAGAACGCCTGTTAAAAAAGTTAATCGTCTTTTAAATGAAAAACCTAATCCATTTGAAGACAGAGTAAGATTATTTAGGCGTGCTTTTCTTGATTTCTTTCTCGACGGAAATGCTTTTTTTTATTATGATGATACAGATATATATGTTATTCCTGCTAATGATATGGAAATTATACCGGATGATAAAACATTTGTTTCTCATTATAATTATTTACTTAGAAATCAAAGTGAATCAGACGTATTTGGATATGGTAAAGCTAGGAAAAACGAATCTATACAGTTTTTACCAAGAGAAATTATTCATATAAGAACAGACAACGAGGACAGTATTTATCGTGGTTCAAGCAAATTAAAAGCTTGCGAAAGATTATTTGAATTATATTATTATATGATTAATTTTCAAAGACAATTTTTTAAGAATAATGCTGTTCCAGGATTCGTTTTAGCAACGGATAATGTTTTAAGTAAAAAAGTTAAAGAAAGATTACTTGAATCATGGAGACAAAATTATGCAAGTTTATTTTCAGGAGCACGTTCTCCTGCAATTTTAGACGGTGGACTAAAGATTGATAAATTTTCAAATGTTAATTTTCATGAATTAGATTTTGAAGCTTCAATAGAAAGAATTCAACAAGATATGGCTAAAGCTCTTGGAGTGCCATATATTATGTTAAAATCTGGAAATAACGCTAATATCGAAGCTAACCAGAAATTGTTTTATAATCATACTATTATACCAATTTTAGAACAATTTTGTAGTTCATTTTCACATTTCTTTAATAATGATGTAACAATTAGACCAGATAGGACAGCAATATCTTCGTTAATGCCTGATAATCGAACTCAAGCAATTTACTATTCTACTTTAGTTAATACGGGAATTATAACACCTAATGAAGCTAGAGAAGGACTAAGATTTGAAAAAATAACAGACGGAGATTCTGATACGATAAGAATTCCACAAAATATTACAGGTAGTGCCACGGATGCTTCCCAAGGAGGAAGACCTTCTCAAGAGGAAGATATGAGTGGTAGTGCCGAAACAGAGGAAAATTTAGATGAATAAAACTTTTTATCTTAATAGTGTTCTTAATACTAAAGCTAATAAAAAGAAAAGTAATAGTCTTAAGATTGCAGGATATGCAAACACTACTGACAAAGATAGAGCAGGTGATATAATTAGCGCTGAGGCGTGGGCCAGAGGCGTAGATAATTATAGAAAAAATCCTGTTTTACTTTATCAACATGATCATCAGAAACCTATTGGTAGAGTTGATCAAGTATTAGTCGATAAGAAAGGTATTTTTGTTGAAGCATCAGTTAGTAATGCTGCAGAAAAACTTCACGGTGTGCAAACGTTAATTAAAGACGGCGCATTAAAAAGTTTTTCCGTAGGATTCAAAGTTAAAGATGCTGATTACGATACAGAAAATGATACTTTTAATATTACTGATGTAGAATTAATGGAAATTAGTATTGTTAGTGTACCTTGTAATCAAGAAAGTTTATTTAGTATTCGCAAAAGTTTTGAAGATAACACTGAATATGAATCTTTTAAAGAAAAAGTTAAATCTTCTGCGTTGAAAAACAAAATTAAAGAAGAACACAATACAGAAAAGGCATCATTAGTTAACGTTGGTGTAACAAATTATGTGCATAATCATTATCATACTGTCGAAGTGGACGGTATGGGATTTGGAATTACTACATATGGCTCTCACGGGTACAAACATTATCATGAAGTAAAAAATTTCCAAATATTAGAAGATAGTATGCATAATGATCATACACACGATATGGTGTTTTTAGTAAAACCAAGTGAACAGTCTGATGAAAGTCCTGTGATGGCTAGACCCGCGTCACCTTCAGAAATGATAGGAGATGCTGTTTTAAATATCTTAGGTCCAGAGTTAGATGAAACTGTTTCCACAAAAGGAGAAGACGAAATGAGTGAATCAGAAACTACTGATACTCTTGAGATTACTTCCGATGAAGTTTTAGTTAAAGATGAAACTAAATTAGATGATATCACTACTGAATCTGAATCAGAAGAAGATCTCGTATCTGACGTTAAATCTGAAGAAGACAGTAATATCACTGAGGAAGCTATTCTTGAGGAGGAAGAAATTGATGAAGAACCAGAAATTTCTACTGATCCTTATGAGCCTATTCCTTTTGTGAATTTACTAAGTTTAGAAAATACTGAACTAACTTCTACAGATTTCGTAAAATTTAATGACAGCAGATGGAAAATTATTAAAATTGCAACTGCCCAAAATCCTATTTTTCAACTTTTAGAAGTTGACTTAACAGGCAAAACATTGGATAATACAACTAGCGTTGATGCAAAAAATATAGCTATCGTAAATACGTGGGATATTGGAACAAAGTTTGACAAAGTCCTTACTGAATTCAAATCTAAAACGTATACCGATAACGATCGAAGTGACATCAGAGAAACATTTAATTCAAATGTATCAATGACTGAACAAGAGCTTTATAGCTTAAAACCACACGTTGAATCTGACGATTATAAACAAGAAATACTTAACAAAACAATTAACTTATTATCTACTCCATCACAAGAATGGACAGATACAAACTATCAAGTTGCAGATTATATGAACAACATGAT